CAGTCGAAATGAAAAGGGTAAAAGTCGGGCAGTGTTCCCGAATAAAATGATAAAATATAGGCACTATGCCAGGAAGAAAACCAAAGCCAACAGCGATGCTGAAGGCAGCAGATACTTATAGAAAAGACCGTCACGAAGAGCGCCTTGAAGTGCAAGGCCGCCCAGTGCTCCCAACCTACCAAAGTGCAGAAGAGACTTTTGATTGGTTGGTTAAGCACCTTGATGATCTTGGCGTTGTTGCAGAACTTGATGCCATCGCATTGCAAATGATAAGCGATGCGTGGGAGGACTATTGCGCAAGCCGAGCAGTGATAAAAAGATTAGGCCCAACCTATGCGACTACCACAGCACAAGGTGATGAGATGCATCGACCAAGGCCCGAGCTTGCAATGATGAATGGTGCGTGGGATAGAATAAAAAAGATGCTCCCCGAGTTTGGACTTACCGCAGCAGCAAGAGCCAAGTTGAGCACACCCGAGAAGATTGATAGTTTAGAAGATTTATTAGGAGAGTGATGTACGACAGCAACAAAGCAGATAAGGTCATCAGATTTATAGAGCGTGTGTGTACACACGTTAAAGGTGACCTCGCAGCAAAGCCATTTATATTAGAGGAGTGGCAGATAGAATACATCCGCCAACTCTTTGGTACGGTAAACCAAGACGGTACTCGGCAGTACCGCACATCCTTTGTGTTCATCCCGCGTAAGAATGGAAAGAGTAACCTACTCGCTGCTATTGGTTTGGCTTTACTATTCGTAGAGAAAGAGCCAGGAGCGGAGATATATGTATGTGCCTCATCACGCGACCAAGCAAATGCTATCTATGACGTATGTAAGCAAATGGTTCGGAATCAACCTGTACTCGAGCGCGCTTGTAAGGTGTACCGCAACTCAATTGTGCTTAACGGCACCAACTCATTCCTTAAAGCTGTAGCTGCGGATGCTGGTGTTTTGCACGGGAGCAATGCGAGTGCGGTATTGTATGATGAGGTGCATACCGCTAAGAATCGTGAGCTTTGGGATGTAATGGCTACCTCTATGGGTGCACGTTCCCAGCCGCTTATGTTCGGCATCTCTACTGCGGGCCTCTTCGATCCTAACAGCGTATGCTATGAGCTTTATGATTATGGGAAGAAGGTGCGCAGCGGAATTATTGAGGACAGCACTTTCTTGCCACTTATATATGAGGCCTCTCTTGATGATGATATCCATAGTGAGGAGACGTGGCGCAAAGCAAACCCTAACTTTGATGTGAGCATCAAGCCCGAGTATTTCAGAAAGATGAGCCAAGAAGCAAAGAGCCTACCGTCCAGTGAGATTGCGTTTAGGCAGTTGCACCTAAACCAATGGGTGAATAGTTTAAGTGGCTGGATATCCGATGATGAATGGATGAAAAGCTCGGGTAGTGTACACTTAGAAGAGTTAAAAGGGAGGCCTTGTTATGGCGGTTTAGATTTAGCCGCCGTTGAGGATGTCACTGCTTTTGTTTTGGTATTCCCTTGGGATGATGGCAGTATTAAGGTGTTGCCTTATCTATTTGTAAGTGAAGCCGCCGTGGAGCGCAGAAGGGTGCAAACGGGTGGATCATACGACAGCTTTGTATCTAAAGGTGAGCTTATCGTTACCGATGGGAACAGCACCGACTATGGCGTTATCAAGCAGAAGATATTGGAGGCCGCTGATGTGTTTGATGTGCAGAGCATCGCTTTTGACAGGTGGAACTCCAACTCTTTGGTACAGCAGCTCGTAGATGAGGGTGTTGATATGGACCCGTTCGGCCAAGGCTTTGTATCTATGAGTGGCCCAATCAAGAATGCTGAGGTATTGATTAAGAAAGCAGCATTACACCACGGCGGTCACTCTATGCTTAGATGGATGGTAGGGAATGTTGTAGTGAAGAAAGATGATGCTGAGAATGTGAAGTTCTCTAAAGCAAAAGCTGGTGATAAGATTGATGGCGTTGTTGCTATGATAATGGCGCTGGGTGAAAAGATGACGGTTGAGAACTCTGATGTATCGAAAGTGAGCACTTATGAAAGTCAAGAAATCCGATTCTTATGACCATAGATGAAGCCAAAAAGGTTGGGTTGCTGCTCTTCGATGTTCCAGGATTAAGTCCTTTTTTAAGACACGAGGGAGGGAATAACTACTCCATTGAACTCATTTTTGAGGGCAAAAGCTACACGATACAAAAAGAGCGTTATTAACATTTGCCTGTTAATTTTCTTTTTGTTCCTCCTATATATAGAGAAAAAAAATAAAAAATAAAGGTATTTGTCTTTGTATTTATTTCCCTACGGAGGCATAGCCTCCTCCGTAGGTAAATAGATACTTGCATCTTTGACAAACGCTGGGCACTTGTTTCGTGTTTGTTTTTTTGTATATTTAGAGGACAACAACAAAACACTTGATTATGAAAGAAACGAAATTAGTTATTGGCGATTACTTGCTATCGAAAAGATTCGGGTGGCAGTACAAGATCATCAGCATCAGAAACGGTGTTGCTGTTTTGCAAGATATCGTGCGTGAGAATGTGCGGATGAGATTTACCGTTCGCGCCTTGCGTAATAGGATTGAAATAGATAGCTTTGCTCACTCACCGCATCCATTTTAGTTTTGGTTTTGGTTTATTAATTTCTATTAGGTTCTTAGCGGTGCAAACCTCCTCATTGATTTGAGGGGGTTTTTTTATTCCCATTTAGCGATACTTATATTTGGTGATGTAATTACAAAGTACACACTACTTTATGGCCGAGAATCAAAATCTATTTGGGCGTATCATTGGAGCATTCCGCTCTTCGCCTAATAACCCCTCAACATCATTAGCGAATCCCGCTTCTTGGATGTTTGACGGCGCGGCCTCAAAAACGGGTATTGCAATCACTGAGGATAGCGCTATGCGACTTTCTGCGGTATTTGGTGCCGTTCGTGTTATCTCCGAGACTATAGCATCATTGCCGTGGGCAGTGAAGCAAGATGTAGGCGATAGCACCCGCAACGCATCAGCACACCCAATCAATAAGCTCATACATCACCCGAACGGGATGATGACAGACTTTAACTTTAGAGAGGTTTGTCAGGCGCACCTTTGTTTGCACGGGAATGCATTTATTGCAATTCGTAGAAACGAAGCGGGCCAGCCCGTTAAACTTATTCCAGTACACCCCGACCGCGTTGAGGTTAAGGTCTACAAGGATGAGAAGTTCTACAACATCGACCAAGGTAAAGAGACTTTTGATGATACTGAGATGATACACATTTTAGGGTTATCGTTTGACGGTATCATTGGTAAGAGTGTAATAGAGGCAGCACGAGAAAGCATAGGCCTTGGTTTGGCTGCTGACCAGTTCGGCGGTTCATTCTTTGGTAATGGCGCAAACGTAAGCGCGGTGCTCACGCATCCTGGCCGCCTATCAGATGAAGCCTATAAGCGTTTAATGGCTTCTTGGCAACGTAGGTACAGCGGTCTTGACAATGCACATAAGACAGCTATATTGGAAGAAGGAATGAACTTGCAAAAGGTCAGCATCTCACCACAAGAATCGCAGTTCTTAGAAACGCGTAAGTTTGGAGTAGAAGACATTGCAAGGTTTTTCCGTATCCCATTGGCTTATCTTGGATCATTAGAGAACTCAAGTACGAGAGCCAACATCGAGGAACAAGGCATTCAGTTCCAGCGCAACACGATACTCCCTTGGGTAAAGCGTTGGGAGGCAGAGTTTAACCGCAAGCTATTCCCTGGCCAAGAGGACTATTTTATCCGTATCAATATGGATGGGCTTCTTCGTGGTGATATCTCAAGCAGATACTCAAGCTATGCAACCGCAAGACAATGGGGATGGTTGAGCGTTAATGATATACGCAAACACGAAAGCCTTGACCCAATTGATGGAGGAGATATTTACTTACAACCTATGAATATGGTTGAGGCGGGAACTGATAACGCTGCTGAGTAATGCCATACAATGACTATCCACAAGCAGCAGTAAACAACGCACAACGTGCTTTAGACTTCCGTGAGGAGAATGGTACGGATTGTGGTACACCTGTAGGATGGGCAAGAGCAAACCAAATCGCGGGTAAAGAAAACCTCAGCGATGAAACGCTTGTAAGAACTTACAGCTTTTTGAGTAGAGCGAAGACCTACGACCAAGGTAAGTTCACTGATGAGGACGGCAAGGAGATTTGCGGTTCTATTATGTATGCAGCTTGGGGCGGTGATGAGATGCTGCGCTGGGCAAAAAGAACGATAGAAGGAATGGAAGAAAATAAAAACGAGCGCCACATCAAGTCAGTTGTTGAGACTGATGAGGAAATTGTCATCACATTTGGTAAGGGTGAGATGGAAGAGGCTGGCTATAAAGATGAGGAGCGTGCAGCACCCGATGCATTGAGCGTAGGTGATTTTGTACGTTGGAACACAAGCGGCGGAAACGCTTACGGTGTTATCATTCAAATCGAAAGAGATGGAGAACTCGAGGCAGATAGCGGCTTTAAAGTCAACGGCACTGCTGATGATCCAGCGGCTCTCATTAGAATATACCGCTACTCCTCGGAAGAGGAAGCCTACATCGAGCGCAAGCCAGCGCTTAATGTCGCGCACCGCTTCTCGACTTTAGAGAAGTTTGATGCTGAGGTGCGTAGCCACAAGGCCATCATTGAGAAGCGTGAGTTCCGTATGGAGAACGCTGAGTATGAAGGTAACACCATTAGAGGCTACGCTGCTGTTTACAACAGCGATAGCGAATGGATGGGAGGCTTCTACGAGCAGATTGCAAAAGGTGCCTTTGATGAGGTAATGGATAACGATACACGCGCTTACTTTAATCACGATGAGAATTTATTACTTGGTAGAGTGTCCAGCGGAACCTTACGCCTTGGTAGTGATGAGCGAGGACTCTACTACGAAGTTGACCTACCGAATACTTCATACGCAAATGATTTGGTTGAATTGATGAAGAGAGGTGATGTGAACCAAAGTTCATTCGCTTTCTTGATTGACCGCGACCGCTGGGAAGAGCGTGATGGAAAGACTTATAGAATAATAGAAAAAGTATCAAGGCTTCTTGATGTATCGCCAGTTGCGCAACCTGCGTACCCGGATGCAACAAGTGAGCTAATGATGAGAAAAGATACACCCGAATCAGAGGGTGCTGAAGTTGAGGTGAAAGCCGAGGCGGAAGAAATGTCTGATATTGAAATCTTTGAATATAAACTCAAACTTTTAAAACTCGATTAAGATGAAAAACATCGAATTAAGAGGACGTCGTGCGCAGCTCATCAAAGATGCTGATGCAATTGTAGCTGGTGCACACGCTGAAAATCGCTCAATGACGGGCGAAGAAAAAACAAAGTTTGAAGCTATCGAAGCAGATGCTCGTGGCCTCAAGCAAGAAATTGAAATCATCGAGCGTAACGCTGAGATGAAGAAAGAGATCGCTTCAATGGAAGGCGAAGCTCGTGCTGCTGCTCCTAAAGCAAACGCATCTGCTGCATTCTCTAAATACCTACGTCACGGCTTTGGTGCGTTGACTGCTGAAGAGCGCTCAATGGTACAAAAGCGTGGTACTGCGACTCAAGTTGCTGGTACTGACAACTTAGGTGGTTACTTGGTACCTCAAGAGTTCAGCAATGAGCTTGATGTTGCTACTGCCTTCACAGGTGAAGTAGAGCGTTTGGCTAAGAAGTTGAACACTGCTTCAGGTGGTTTGTTGGATTACCCAACAATCAATGATACTGCAACTGATGCCAACCTAATCGGTGAGGCTTCTGCGGTAACGGTACAAGATATGACCTTTGGTAACAAGCAGCTTTCTGCTTACAACTACAGCTCATTAGTAAAAGTATCTCAGCAATTGTTGCAAGACTCTGCTTTCGACTTGAACGCGTTCTTGGTTGAAGCTATGGGAGAGCGTATCGCTCGTGCAACTAATGCTGCCTTCACTACTGGTACTGGTTCTTCTCAGCCTCAAGGTTTGGTAACTGGTTCAGCTTTAGGTAATACTGCTGCTGGTGCAACTGCAATCACTGCTGATGACTTATTAGACCTTATCTACAGCGTAGATGCTTCTTATCGCAACAAGCCTGGCTTCGGTCTTATGGCTCACGATAACATCATCGCTGCTGTTCGTGCTTTAGGTTTAGGCGCTGCAAACGACTTCCCAATCTTCATTCCTTCAATGGAAGCTGGGCAGCCTGACCGCATCTTCGGTATTCCAGTTTATGTGAATAACGATATGCAGTCAAGCATCGCAACTGGTACAAAAACAATGATTGCTGCTGACTTCAGCAAGTTTGTTGTTCGTAATGCTGGTGGTGTTCAAATGCTACGCTTAAATGAGCGTTTCGCTGACGAACTCGAAGTAGGCTTTGTAAGCTACAAGAGAAGCGATTCTGCTGTATTGGATAGCCGTGCAGTTAAGCACTTGATCCAAGCATAAGGATGAAAGTAGTCTTTAAAAAGACTATTGTTGGTTCAGGGTTCCGCTTCCGCAAAGGTGCGGAGGTGGAACTTCCCAACGATAGAGCAATGGAATTTTTGAACGCTGGGTACTGCGATGCAGTTGCAGAGCCACCTAAAAAGCGTGCAAAAAAGACCGTGTCAAAACCAAAAAGTAAGGAGAAAAGGTAATGGCTTATTCAGTAGTAACACCAGCGGCAAGCGAGCCGATTACATTAACGGAGGCGAAGAACTTCTTGCGTGTTGATGGTAGTGATGATGATGCACTCATAGAAGCACTCATTTCTGCTGCGCGTGAGATGTGTGAGCAGTATACTCGCCGCATCTTGGTTACTACTACCATTGATGAGTATTTTGATGGCTTCCCGAACTATAAGAATGCGGTAAGCAAAGACATCATCTACCTATCAAGAGGCCCAGTGCAATCAATCACAAGCCTTAAGTATGTTGATGAGATTGGTTCGGAAGAGACGGTTGCATCATCTTACTACGTTTCTGATACTATAAGTGAACCAGCGAGAATAGCTTCTACTGCTGGATGGTTTGCGACTAACGGAATCATCAATCAAGTCATTGTCCGCTATGTAGTGGGTGCTGATGTGAGTAGTATACCCACGCCATTAAAGCAAGGGATGCTCCTAATCATCAGCGACTTATATGATAAGAGAGATGACCGAGTGAGAAAAATGCCAACAGCATCGGAGTACCTGTTTAACCCATTCCGCATCTTTACATTCTAATGATAGACCAAGCTGGACAACTGGATCGTAGAATCACTATTCAAACCTTTAGTGAGACTACGGATAACTTTGGGCAAGAAGTGAAGAGCTTCTCTACCCTTGCTTCAGTATGGGCCAACGTGGTTGAGAAAGTAGGGCGCGAGGGTGAAGATGGTGAGATGATAGCAGCTACTAAAAAGGTTGAGTTTATCATTCGCTACCGCACCGATGTTGATGAGGAGATGCGTATAGTATACAACAACAATACATATAAGATTCAAGCGATACAATCCGCAGATGCCCGCAAGGCATTCCTTAAGATTGTATGCTTATGGTCAGATGCGCAGTAATGGAAAACGTAAAGGTAAGAGTTGAGGGTGTCGCTGAGGTGATGAGAAAGCTCCGCAAACTTGATGATAGACTCAAGAAGAGGATACTCAAGAAAGTAGGGAAGAAATCACTGCCGCCTATGGTTGACTCTTATAAGCGCAACATCACTGATGCAGATGAGGTGTTCAAAGTATATCGAAATGGCAAGATAGCCTATGAGATAAAGCCTGGACAACTGCGCAGAAGTGTTGGTATAAAGACACCCAAGCACCTACAAAAGAAAGATGTAGTAGGTATGAGTGTTGGGCCACGCAGAAGCGGTAGGTATAAAGATGCAGAGAAAGGCGGTTGGTACGCTGGTATGATAAACTTTGGCTGGTTAAGAGTTGGAGGCAATCAAGGAAAGCGATACCAAGGTCAAAACTTAAACTTTGCGCAGAAAGCAATGGCTGCTGCAAAGACAAGGGTAAATGTGAGGTTTGTCCGTGTATTTAGAACGGAAACCACAAGAGAGATAAATAAGCTCAAGTTTGGGCAAAGAATGGGCTTGAAATGATTGGTAAAGTAATAAAGTACAAGTTCGATAACACCAGCAGCTTAAACAACGTTTTCGCTGGCCGTGTTTATCCTTTGGTTGGAGCGCAAACGAGTGCCCGACCTTTTTGCATTTACGATACTACAAGCATCCGCCCCGAGGGATCGAAAGATGCCGACAGCCATATTGATATAGTCAACATTGAGCTGACTTTAATAGGAGATAACTACGGTACGCTGCAAGCTGCCGTTGAAAATATACGCACGACTTTTGTGCGAATGAAGGAAACAATTGAGGGTGTGAATGTTCAATCGTGTGGCTTTGATACTCAAAGTGAGGTATTCAATGTTGATGAGGAGACTTTTGCGGTATCAGTTGATTTAGTGTTTAGAATAGTCAAATCATAAAATTAAAAAAAGATGGCAGCAAGTACATCAGTAATGAATAGCACCGATGTTGTAATAAAAGTCGGTAGTGAAATTGTCGGTAAAATGACAAGCGCTTCTTTAAGCGTTACAATGGCAACTCGTGATATTTCCACGAAAGACAGCGCAGGCTGGATGGAAGTATTAGAAGGCCAAAAATCTTGGACTCTATCCGGCGAAGGCTTGGTAGTGTACGATAATAGCGGAAAGGCAACGCCTGACGATATTTACACATATTTAAGCACCCGCGCTGCGGTAGCTATTGAGTTCGGTTCAGAAACAACTGACGAGAAATACTACAGCGGTAGTGGTTTCTTCACTGAGTTCTCAACCGATGCGGGAGTAGAAGATAACGCAACGTTCTCTTTCTCATTCCAAGGAACTGGCACCTTGACTCAAGGTACTCAATCATAATATCAGTAGGGGGGCTTAGGCCTCCCTATTTTAACATCACACACAACAATGGAAACAAACTTGATAAAAGTAGGCGAAAAGACATACCCTGTAAAGTACGGGTTCAATGCATTAAGATTGTTTTGCAATGCCAGCGGCATTGGATTGCAAGAGCTTGAAAAGATAGGAGAAAACATAAGTATAGACCACGCCATCAATTTGGTATGGGCGGGAATGAAAGACGGTGCACGAGCAGAGAAGCAAGCCTTCGATCTTGACACTGATGACATTGCCGACTTGCTTGATGAGGATATGAGTATCATTCAGCAGTGTATGGAATTGTTTGTTGCCTCCTTTGTGAAGCCAGGAGCTGAAGAAAAAAAGTAAACGCCCAAGCCTCGGAATCCCTTGATTGGGATGCACTGGAAGCGGTAGGTTTGGGTGAGATGGGAATGAGTGTTGAGGAGTTCTACAATATGACTCCGCGACAATTCCAAAACAAAAGAGAGGGCTTCCAAAACCGCATTCAGTATGAGACTGAATTGGTATGGGAGACCACGAGGTGGCAAGCAGCGGTAAACATTGCACCACATACGAAGAAAAGATTAGGCCCTAAAGACTTGGCTGTATTCCCTTGGGATAGCAAGAAGCGAGTACATAAGGCTGCAACATACGAAGAGGTGCAAGAGGCAATTAAAAAGGTGTTTGGTAAATGAGCCGTACGGATATAGATTTTAAGATTGGCGCGGACTTAAAGCAGTTCCGCGGTGCAATGGGCAACATCGACCACAGCTTGAAGAAGTTAAGCGGTGGTTTTGGTGCTTTAGGTGGAGTGATTGGCGCTTCATTTGCGATTGATATTATCCAGCAGTTTGCTGCTGAATCTATTGAGCTTGCATCTAAGATGGAAGGCGTTGAGGCGGCTTTTAATCGTTTAAACGATCCTACACTTCTTGACAACCTTAGAAAAGCCACAGCGGGCACCGTTGATGACTTAACCTTGATGCAGACGGCTGTAAAGGCCGAAAACTTCCGCATCCCTATGGATGTGCTTGCAAAGGGTTTGGACTTCGCACAGCGCAGAGCACAAGCTACGGGTGAGAGCGTTGACTATATGGTTGAATCGTTTGTCACTGGTTTAGGGCGGCAATCGATTAAGATTCTTGATAACCTTGGTATTTCTGCCGCTGAACTTAGAGAGCGGATGGCAGAGGGCGCTACAATGGCTGAGGCTGTTGGTGCAATAATGGATGAGGAGTTCAAGAAGGTTGGTGAGCGTGTTACTACCACATCAATGAAGGTAGACCAGCAGCGTGCTTCAATCACCAACCTAAAGACTGAAGTAGGTGAGAAGCTCCTACCTGTATACTCTGCTTTCCTTGATAATACAATCAAAGGGCTTGATACAATCAACTTTATTCTTGATGACCAGGAGAAAGGCTACAAGCGATTATTCACTGCTGTACAATCTTACTTCAACATCACTAAGTTTGGTTTAGATTTAGTGACCAACCCTACCAAGGCTTTAATGAGCTTGCTTGGTAAAACCGAGGAGGGAGTTAAAGAGATGAACGCTGAGTTCACTAATGGCCTCCCAAAAGTTCAAGATTGGAAGAATAAAGTAGAAGAATGGGTGCCTTTGCAAAAGGAGCTAAACAAAGCCACCAAGGAAACAACTGAAGCAACTGATGATTTAGGTGATGCTATAGCAAAAACGCATAACGAAGCGCACTTCTATACCGAAACAATCCACAGGCTTAAGCAAGCTCACTCAATGCTGGGTAAAGCGCAAGGTGCTACCCTACAGCCTATTGTTGACACTACTTCGCAGCTTGCGGTTGCTGGATACGATGCTTTTGCCGCTTTTAACGAGTTATCGGGAAGCATAGGCAATACGCTTACAGCGGCATTTGAATCGGCATTGATTAACGGAGAGGGGTTCTTTACCGTATTTATACAAGGATTGAAATTGATGCTCGCACAACTCTTAGCTACCGTGGCAGCAGCCTTAGTATTGTCTGCTGTACTTGCAGCGGTAACGGGAGGAGGCTTAGGCGCTTTGTCTTTCCAATCGATTGGTACAGCATTCAAGCATTTCGGCGGCCCTTCAATGGGAGTGCCAAGTTTTGGAATAAACGGAGGACTCGGTGGCGGTATGCAAGGCATTGAGATATTCGGAAGATTAAGCGGCTCCGACATATTGTTATCGGGCGAACGTGCTGGAAGGAATAGAAATCGATTAAGCGGAATAGGCGGATAATATGGCAAACCCAAAATTGTACAGTGAATTCAGAAGTGATCACGGTAATTTTTACCTCATTGAAATATGGGATGAAAACTATACGGGCAATGATCCGGATCAATTCAATGTTTCGGGCAATGGTTTTGAATTGAATTATTCTGGACAAACCGACAATGTGTTTTCCCCAATCATTGGATCATCCGTATCGTTTGGAATGTACGTTCAAAATTCCGCGACCAATACGTTTTTGACCAATTTAAAACAACAACAAGAAAATCGGTATTACGTCAAAATTTGGAAAGGCCAATTTAACGGCGAAGATGCAAACACGTGGTACAACACAACGAAAGTTTCCGACGATGGATTGGTGATGTCATTTTCACCCGACGAAGAACAAGTGGTGTATCTTGATTTTTATTGGGGCGGATATATCACGCAAGATGTGATTGAAATTGAAGATGTTTCGCAACCGTACATTTTAAACATACAAGCGACCGACGGAATCGCTAAATTAAAAAACACCACGGTCACCACATCATTTTTTCGACAATTCACAAACCAATTCATCAACGCATTGGATGCGGCAAACGTTTTGGGAATATACGGATCGGAACATTCGGTTTTGGCGGTCGTTTGTAATTGGTGGGCGTCGGAAATGACGTACAACGCCAACAACAACCCATTGGATGAAACGTGGGCGGATTTCCGTGTGTTTGATACCATTGATGAAGATGGTGTTTTAACGGGCCGCAATTGGTACGATGTATTGTCACAAATGTGTTATTTGTTCGGGTTGCGTTTTTATTATTCAAACGGACAATACCGATTGGAACAATTGTTTTTGCGTGATTCCGTATCAATGATTGAACATCGATATAAAAAGGACAAAACAAAAATTGATTCCGAATCCGTATCGTACGAAAAAACAATCAACCAAACATCCAACAAGGCGCGTTTGGGTGGTAATATTTTTAATTTTCTACCCGCCGTCAAAGATGTCACCGTTGTGTTAAACAAAGAACCAAAGGCAATCATTGGCGTTCGGTCAACCGATACAACACAACCGGTGACGCAATTGGGTTTCGTGGCATCAACACCCGACAACCAAATCACCGTATCATTTAAACACGCCGCAAGTATTGACGTCAACACGCAAATTTCGCAAACGAACAAGTTTATGAAATTGCGTTTGAATATGGAAATTTATGATTTCAACAACAACGTCACGTACTATTTGAAACGCACATATACGGGAATGACGGCATCAACCACATCGTGGACGACAACGCAAGCGGGTTCCGGTTATGAAGTTTTATTGGGGCCAATGGATGAATACACCGTCGGGTTGAATTACGTCACGGGAAACACAACCATTGTCACACCAAAAACACCAGCGGATGGTGATGTGGAATATGATTGGGAATTCGTGGAATTCGTAAACACCGTGGGTGCAACATATACATTGAACGCTGCGAATTCATACGGTTGGGTGATGGAAACGTCAAATTTAATCACGACAAATGGTCAAGGGATAACGAACCAAACCAATCGCGTTCGTGCCGTATCACCAAACACGAACATCAAATCAAATTTATCGTACGAATTGCCCGAAATGAATTTGTTGACGGGCAACGGTGAACGCGGATCATTGGTGTTGCAAACAACGGTTGGATCGATTAATATTCGCACGCCATACGGAAATTGGCGCGAGGGGAATGCGGGATCATATAAACAAATTCAAAAATTGGTCACGCAAGAATTTTTGAAATTGATGGATGAACCGATTGAAAAATATATGGGTGCCATATTCAGTTCGCACGATTTCCGTCAACGTTTATATTTTGATGGATCATATTGGATTCAATTGGGCGGTCGATTCACTGCGAACACGGATGAATGGGATGGCGAATGGTTTGTGATCCGACGTGCATCCATCACGCCAACGTTTGATGACATCAACACGGTTGTTGCGGTGACGGCGGTTGAAAACGCAAGTGGATTGACGGGCAACGTTTCATTCGAAGGGATTGACGCCGTCAACGCCGATTTGAATTCCGTGGATGTAACGACCAACGCGAACGTTGGTGGCGATGTGGACATCACGGGAAACACCGACGTCACGGGAACATTAGATGTCACGGGCAATTCAACATTGTCGGCCACATCGGTTGGTGAATTCACAACAACGGGGCGCGTGAATGTCACATTGAATGAAGTGACGGGAACGCCAAGCGGTTCGGAAACGTTGTCGGCGGACAAGAATTTCAACTTCATTGATTTCGCAACTGGTGAAAATGGAACGTACACATTGAATTTGCCAGCATCCGAACCGGGATTGATTATGCGATTCAAAACGGATGACACCATCAGCAATTCAAAGGACATTTCATTGACACCGCAATCGGGTGAACGCATTGATGGTGAGGCATCGTATACAATGGATCGACCGTATGACGGAATCACATTGATGGGTGGGCCGAGTGGCGATTGGTTCGTGATTCAGAAGAAGGAAAAATAAAAAGCCGCAAGGCGATACTTATATTTACAAAACATAAAGACGAAGATGAATGAAACAATCTCAATTTTACTACCTCCTACGGAGAGGGTTGTTCAGCGCGGGTTCGGCAATAATCAAAAATGGACTTGTTATGTTTAACAAGTTCACGACCGCTGGCCTAAATTTCCCAGTCCAAGGCTCGGCCGAATTCAACGGGTCGAGTGATTACATACAACTAAATGACCCGTTTAGCCATACCAACCACACGATAGCGGCGTGGGTTTATGCGGATGACACAAGTTCGTATAAAGCAATTTTTACCGCTTGGGACACCTCATCCGATGGCATTCGTTTTTCTTTAAGAGACGACGAGGTTGTTATATACACAATAAACGGAACCAATGTTTTGGCATCTGGCCTTAATGTAAATGAATGGTCTTATGTTGTAGCGTCTTATGATGGAAGCACAATGAAATTGTTTATTGATGGCTCTCAAATTTCAACTAATTCAATAAGCACCACAATAGATAATTCAACAAACGCAACCATTGCGTCGCGTTCGGATAATTACGGGGATAAGTTCAACGGCAACCTCGCCAACGTCGCGATATGGAACCGCGCACTTTCAAGCGATGAGATTAATTCCGTGATGTGGAAAAGCTACGAAGGTTTAACCGATAGCGAAGAAAACGGACTGAAGGCGTGGTACTCATTAGATGACATCACAAGCCCGGCGGCATCGCTCGCCAATATGGAGCAACTCGCAACGGATAAAGACGCAACAATCGAAAACAAGGCGGCCATCACGGCGGCCATAAATGCACTAAGCTAATGGCACTAATTGACAAAGCGAGCCTTTTAATGGTGCCCAGCACCTACGAGGCGGGGAAATTATATAACGTACTACCAAGCGGGAACCGCGCACCGGATAGCACCGACCAAAATAGTGGTTATGACCAAACGCGGGCCGATTTTGATTTTGACCGCGGGAGCAACACGGCGGCAACGAGAATTGGAAGCGATGGGCTTATAAAAAAATATCGGGAGAACAAATTTGTACAAAGCAACAATTTCTCTACAAATTGGACGTTGAGTGCGGCAAGTGTAACCGGAAACCAATCGGATAAAGACGGCGGAACAAACGCTTGGCTTTTAACTGATTCAGCAACAACGGCAGAACATTTGATAAGACAAACCCCATCTTTTGGTGGGCTTGTAACTATATCGGTTTACGCAAAATCAAACACAAACAATTGGCTTTGGTTAAGAGGCGTGAAATCAGCCGCAAATGTGAGGGCGTGGTTTAATTTGGAAAACGGAACAAAGGGCACAACGGCGGGCAGTCTTATTGATTATAAAATAGAATCTATTGGCACCGAAGGGTGGTATCGTTGTTCAATGACATTACAACACGATTCTGCTTTTGAATACTATATCGGAGTAACTAATGCCGACGGAGTTGCTGGTTATGCTGGAGACGGCACCGGCTCAATCTACATCCAAAACGCCCAACTGGAAAGCGGTTTGGTCAGTACGGACTACCTCGATAGCGGAGCGACCACGGCAAAGGCGGGCGTTCTCGTCGATTTGCCGCGTATCAATTACGACGCTAATGGGGAAAACGGAAGTTTGCTTTTGGAGCCGAGTCGTCAGCAGTTAATTCAATACTCGGAATACTTTGGGGCAAGTGATTGGGCTTTAGATGGGGGCACTCAATCCGTTACAAATAATTATTCAATAAGTCCCGAAGGTGTAAAAAACGCGGCGCGTTTACAATTAGACAAAACGGGAACAACTTACTCAAGATTATACGTCGATGCTGGTAGTGTAGGCGAGGCCACTATTTCGGTTTATATGAAATCGAACACAAGCCAAACGCAAAACGTAGGTTTAAGATATGACGGGACTGGTGTAAATTGTGAAGTTCCAACCGAATGGAAAAGATTTGATTTAACCGCAACATCTACGTCGGTAAGTCGTTTCCAAATTTTGCTTTTTGATTCAATCGCGGGCAATGACGAAACTGCTGATATTTCAATCTACGGCGCAATGCTCGAACAAAACGCAACCTATCCGAGTTCGTACATCCCGAATCACGGGGAATCGGGCGGAGTTACCCGCGCGGCGGATTCTTGTTTAGGTGCGGGTGATTCAAGTTTATTTAATGTAAATGGCGGTGTTCTTTTTGGTGAATTTTCTGCGTTTTATGACGATGGAACATTTAGACAAATGGGGATATCTGGTTCGACTGGAAACGAAGTGAATTTAAGTTTTGATTCAACATCAAATCGAATTGGTGGCATTGTAAGGTCGGGCGGTACTTATTATGTTTTATCGCACGTTGTTAGTGATACGACAATAAACACCAAAGTGGCATTAAAATATAAAGTAAACGACCTCGCCCTTTATGTTGATGGGGTGGAAGTGGATTCTTTAAGTAGTGCGGCTATGCCAACATCTTTAAACGAATTCAACTTTGCAATTGGGACAACCAATTCAAATGTTTTCTACGGCAACGTCAAACAAGTGGCAGTATTTAACGAGGCATTAAGTGATTCCGAATTGGCAACCCTTACAACTTTATAAAGCTATGAAGTACACATTTAGAAAATACGAGTTTACCGACGCGGCGAGCGCACAAAGCGCAATCGACGCGCTCGGTATTGATGACGACGGCAACGCAACCCACCGCCATACAATCGCAATGCTGGGGCATATCGTAACCACGGCGGCAACATACGACGACGACGGCGAAGAGTTAACCCCGGCGCTACTGGCGGACAATTATTCCGTCGACGTGCTTTGGCGTGATGAGATCGCAGAAGATTGGGCAAGCTAATATCGTTTGGCCCGATCCAGTGGGAGTGCATAGCTTTGGCAATAGCGAGGCAAACGCGGAATACACCGCGACATTGTACGCACTATTTCCCGACCGCGTGCCGGTTATTGATAACGATTTAAACGACTAAAAAAATGGGCGTAACTACAACAAACAACAAGCCGTTCAACCCCCGCGGCAATGACCAAAGCCCGAAGGGGTACAACCGGGCTTCCCTTTTTAGCGGTAAAGCCTTGGATTTTGACGGGGCTAATGATTATGTAGACGGCGGTACTTTAGATATAACGGCTTACACTCAAATGAGTGTTTCTTTCTATATGAATGTAGACACAACTACACAAGATTTTAGACTCATATCTATTCGGTATAGCGGTGCGGATGATATTCGTATTTTTCATTCAGTAAGTATTGGCGGTGGGGTTTTAAATTTCTCTTTAGACGATGGAGATGTTGATAATATCGGTGTAAACTTTGAAACCAATGAATGGTATCACGTTGTGATGACACACGACGGCACAACATTAAAAGCGTATTTTAATGGTATTGAACAAGCGTCCACGGCATCTACTTTTGATTACGCAAACGCTGACGGCTTGTTTTATATTGGTCGATACACTGGCGGCTCGGTTACTTTTTACGACGGAGAGGCGTCAAACTTCAAAATCTTCAACACCGCCCTAACCGCCGCACAAGTGGCCGACCTATACAACAACCCGGAGAAGGTCGTACCTACTGGTTTAGAATCAAATCTAAAGTTATGGCTTCCAATGATGGAAGGCGCGGGAACGACGGCGTACGATGGTAGCGGCAACGGAAACCACGGGACTATTTCGGGGGCCACATACGTCAACGGAATCGGCGCACCAAGTCCGCAGTCGGCGGTGATGGACTGGAATAAGGATGTAAACCTTGCTCCATATAGTGAGGACTTTACGCAATCGGTGTACACGAAAACTGGCGTAGTTTTAACGGCAAACGATATTGTATCGCCTAACGGATTGACAACGGGAACCAAGGTATCAATGAACCAAGACGCTGAAAGCGGAGTAAAAATATTTACTCCAATGAATGCGGGTGCTTATACAATGAACTACTTTGCAAAAGCGGGGACTATTACCAACGCGAAATTTTACCAAATTGAGCAAGGTGTAGCCGAAAGATATATGGACATAGACCTTGCGAACGGCACTATATCAAACGTGCCGAGCGCGTGGGATAGCGCGAGTATTCAAGATGCTGGAAATGGATGGTATTTGATATCCGTTACCAACACAATGGACGCGTATCATTCGGGGCACGGCTACGGGTTGGTTGTTTCAAACGAAAACGGGAACTATTTTTATTTATGGGGTTTCCATCATAAAGAAGCCACAACGCTAAAAACCTATGTGCCCAACTTTACGGCGTCCAGTTTAACCTCACCCGTATTACTCCCGCAAGGCTTAACAACGGGCCGCGATATTACGGGCGTGAATCTATTTGAAAACGTGCGGAAACAAGGCGCGCTAAATCTTGACGGCAATAGCTGGGCAGAGGTTCACGATAATGAAAGCCTTGATATGACAACCACGGCAACAATGGAAGCGTGGGTAAATTGTGATGACCTTGTGGCGGCTTACCAAATCATTATGGTAAAAAGTAGCGACACTTATTGGACGGGTAATTATGGCCGTTATACTTTAAGAGCAAATCAAAACAGCGTTAATTGGTGGTTTGATGATTATACAGCGAATTCCAAAACCCATAGTATATCATTAAGTGGCTACAATCATTTAGTGGTTACCAAAGACGGCACCGAAGAAAAACTATATATTAACGGCGCATTGGTAAGCACTCAAACGGGAGCGGCAACATTTACCGCTTCGCCTTATTCTTTGGTTATTGGTGCCCAATCTTCATACGCTGAAAATTGGGATAATCAATTAGCCCAACCGCGCATATACAACCGCGCACTAACGGCCGAGGAGGTGCAGAGAAACTACAACGCGGGGAAAAATACATATACAAATTAAAAAAGAATCAAAATGAGGGGAAACGTTTACATCTCAATTCCAGCGGCGGACAAAAACAATGCATTGCCGTCAGCAATCACACGATACGATTGGACGGAATCAACATACAATGATGATGGTGAAGTGGAATCAACCACAACCATCCATCCAACGTGGGCAGAGTACGGCGAAAAGTACAAAGCGGATTTTGGTGCGGCCGTATCGGTTAGCGTTAACGATGTTGAGTTCATCGTTTATGAGATCACTGCAAGCTGGAAAGATTCAGAAGTATCTGCATTGATTGCTTTAGGTAATGGTCAAGCAGCACCTAACTATACGGTAATGACAGCAGAGGAAGCCAGGGCGTTTATTGCGGACAACGCTGATGCACAACTCTAATGCTACTGAGCGACAACTTAAGCCTTGCCGAAGCGATATCCTCTGCGACTGCTTTACGAAAAGGGATTGCGAACAAGCCAACGGTCACGCACCTTATCAATCTAAAGGAGGTGGCAAACAATATCTTTCAGCCTTGCCGAGAACACTTTGGCAAGCCTTTAAGAGTTACCTCTGGTTATCGATCCGAGGCGTTGAATAAAGCAATAGGAGGCTCGAGTAAATCGCAACACTCAAAAGGTGAGGCTTTAGATATGCAAAGCACAAAGGGCTACACCAACAAGGAGCTCTTTATGTATATCAAAGACCACCTAACCTTTGACCAACTCATTGGTGAGTTCCCCGATAATGTTGGGGAGTATGCTTGGGTGCATTGCTCTTATAAGAAAGAGGGCAATAGAGGTGAGGTTCTTATTGCCTACAAGGACGACAACAACAAAACAAAGTATGCAAAATGGTAGACTTTAAACTTATAAAAAGGAACATCTCAACGGTGTTGAGCTTTGCAGATAGCGAGTTCTTAGAGCTTCTGATTGCTGTATTGCACACTTTCCTACTACCCGCAGCAGTATGGGCAGAGATAGGCTTTAAATGGCACATCATCTTTGTTGCTATAGCTGGCGGATTGTTTCAGTTCTATAGCGTAGGGATGCGCGATTTACGTTGCAGATACTACAGCACGGTGATAGCTACCTTAGTGGCGTTCCTCACCGTTGAACAATACATTATGACTGGGCTTTTGTGGGAAGCTCCCTCTCGGTTCGGTTGGCTTATAATCGCTATCGCAGCAGTCATCAATCAAATACGAGTAACAAAACAATGGAGAGCAAAGAACTAATCATAGCCTTGGTCACGATCTTAGGGAGCGGTGCGGCATTTAAGTTTTATGAAATAGTCATTAAGACTAAAAAGGATGCGGCACGCGAATTGCGACAGGAAGAGCGTGCTGAAAACCCCGAAACAATGTTCCGCGATGACCTCCTTAAACGTGTCAATGAAATGAGTGCAGCACTTGATGCGGCACAGCTTAAAATCTTAAGCCTTACGCAAAAGGTAGCAGAGCTTGAAACCGAGAACCGCTACTTGCACCGTGAGATTGATATACTAAAAAGAAAATAAGATGTTTAATAGAATCACTGAAAACACAAAAACCTCTATTGCTGGGGGAGTTATCTTTATAACTGGCATCGCTCTTATCATTATGGATAAAGCTACACTCACTGAGTTTGGCGCTTTCCTTGGTGTAGCGTTCGCTTTATTATTTAGTAAAGACCCTAAAACAAGCAAGTAAATGGATGATTGGGAAGACAGCTTCAACAGCTTTATTGAGGAATTAGAAAACCAGGAGCAACCACAATGCTCTATAGAAAACCCTGAGGAATGCGACTCTTGTGGAAGTTAGGGGTCGTCGTTACAGCATTGATGCTGACAAGCTGTGGTGCATCGTGGCACCTAAAGCGTGCGATTGCAAAAAACCCAGCGCTTGCTCGGGACACGGTTCTAAGGATCGACACAACCATAATAAAGGAAAGCGTTGAGCTTAGAGACACCATATTTATTAAGGAGGTCGATACCATTAGGGTAGTAAAGAATGGAGTGGTTGTTGATATTAGACGGAGCTTTGACACTATTGAGGTTGATGTGGAATGCCCTCCCGATACGATTCGGATACTTAAAGAGGTACCGATGGTTCAGATTGTACCTGAAAAGAAAGAGCGTAATTTAGCACTTGGTGGAGTTATAGGTTTTATCTTAGCGCTTGTACTTATCCGTGTCGCTGGTCGATTAATAAAATAGAATACATTCGGCAGCTTTAGCTGTTGTTTTGTTGTTGTGTGAAGAGGGAGTTGATGTTAAAATCGGCTCCCTTTTCTATTGCTCCAAACCTCACGTTATTAACAAAAACCTGTTAATTTTCTTTTTGCTGCTGCTATATATAGAGAAAAAAAATAAAAAATAAAGAAATATCTGCATTTGTATTTATTTCCCTATCGGGCCTTGTGGCCCCGAGTAGGTAAATAGATACTTGCATTTAAGGCAGATGAAAAAGGTAGCGCAAAGCATCTTGCAAAGCATCTCGATCCTGGCTGTGTACAATGGTGTGGATAATTAATTCTTTGTTGATTGTTGTGAATTAAATTTTATTGTGTAGATTTGGGTATAACCAAAAACAACTAAAATGAAAAAGTACAACACATTCGAGAACATCGGCTACATCACTACGCTCTACATTCTATTAGGTATAGGCACATTCGCATTCTTATGCGTTTACAAGGCACTTCTATGGGCCTTTGGTGTAATGTAACCATATTAAGATTAAAGCATTCACATAGCGCTGAAAATGCCTCACAGCGTTACTAATTAACAACTGAGGCAACATTACAACAATTATGGCAAAGCTAGATTTTGCAAAGGGCGTGTCCGCGGTATTAACGGGCACAACCAATTGGGCACAACTCACTGAGAAAAGTGGCCCTAACAAGATGAGCGGTAAGTATCAAGTAGAACTTACCCTTGATGCGGAGAGCATCAAAACACTTGAATCAATGAAGATTCTTGAGCACGTTAACATTAAGCGCCAAGATGGTACGCTCAAGTATGAGCATCCGACGGTGCGCTTAAAGACCAACAACCCGCCACAACTTTGGGACACCTCAAAGATGCCGTTTGATGACCTCATCGGCAATGGGACAACGCTACGCGCCAAGGCCTTTATTAAGAGTTGGGAGATGGCGGGAAAGAAAGGCCTTACGGCATACATCAACAAGGGCATCATCCTATCCTTGAATGATGTGAATGGCGCTGATGATGATGACCTTTGGGAAGATGTAAAGGTTGAGCCATTGGTAGCGGGCCAAGAACAAGTCCCTACATCAAAGCCCGATGTAGCTACAGCCTCGGAAGCATTCGCTACTGAGGAAGATGATGATTTGCCATTCTAATGATTGCAAATGATATGATAAAAGAGGTGCGTAAGCATTTCGGTATTGACCCATCTCTCCGCACACGGCGGAGGGATGTGGTTGATGCTCGGAACGCTATTATGGTATCTCTACGTTCCATTCATACGATGAATGAGATCGCTCGCTTTTTTCCGTACAAGGTGCGCAGAGATGGTGAGGTATTCTATAAGGGTATGAGCCATTGCTCAGTGATTCACGCGGTGAAGCAACATCAAATACGCTACCACAGCGACCCATCAGAACGCCAAGTATCCTTCTACCTGTACTGCGAGATTTATGACTATTGCAAGAACTACCTCGGTGACAACACCTACAAGCCGATGTCTCAATTAGAGATGCGTGAGGAAATAGGTAAGGCACGTTTTGAGGCAAAGGAAAAGAAGAAAGAGATGGCAGAGCTGCAACGCGCATTTAAGGATGAAATCAAGGAGATGAAAAGAGAGATGCGTATGCTGCAAACGGCAGTGCGCAAGGTGACCTCCGAGCGCGACCATTACAAGACGGCCTTCACTCAAATGTATAAGGAGAAAAAAGCAAGAGATGAAAAAGCTATTTAGAAAGGTGGCGCATAAGCGCTACATTGAAAAGTACATCACTGAGCTACGCTGGGAAACACTAAACACGGTGATAACGGCAAGCAGAACGCAGTGGAATGATGATGTTGTGAAGCTGTTGGATAACAACGCGCAGCTTATCCGTAAATACGAAAGGAGAAGAAGATGGGTGAAGTTTTAGATAAGTACAATCTATTCAGAGAGGCCGTTAAACTTGTGGCGCTGCTACAGGCATCTCTTGAGCAGATGGATGAGTTAAAGGGCACCAAGTTCTACAAGCAAAAGGTAAAGCATCTGATGAGCCAGCTCGAGAGAGAGTTGGAGAAGCACCTGGTTAACCCATTGAACGCCCTGGATCAACAAGACCCTGAACTACTAACCAAGATTCAGTACAATGTAGAGCTTGTTCTTGGTATGGACTTGGAAGAGCTGGCAATGCTCCGCCAAGAGATTGATGAATATAGAGATACTAAAAAAGATGAGTAAAGAAAGCCACGAAGCATTCGATAAGATGATGGGGTATGCAATGGGCACCGTCAATGAATTGGTAGAGAAAGCCAAGGAGATAAACCGCAACAGCATCATTGCACTAAACAACCGCGACCTTAAGGAGAACGGAATAGAAAGAGACTGATGAAGATATTAGAACTACAGCAACGCAGTAAGGAATGGTTTGAGGCACGCCTCGGAGTGATTACTGGATCGAGAGCAAAGAGCGTGTTCTCTAAAAACAACCTCCCATTTATTGATGAGCTTATCGCAGAGCGCCTCACAGGTGTTATCCCCGAGGGGTTTACATCTGATGCAATGCGCCACGGCATACTCTATGAACCCGAAGCCATAAGAGTATATGAAGAGACAACGGGCAGAATAGTTGATGAGATAGGCTTCTGCGTACATAAGGACTACCCTTTCATTGCCGTATCTCCCGATGGCCTTATCAATGTGGGCGGTAAGTATAAAGGTGCCGTTGAGGTGAAGTGCCCCAGCAGTAAGAAGCACATTGAGTATATGCGCATCGGTAGGGTGCCAAATGAGTACAAATATCAAGTCATCCACTACTTCGTAGTAAACGAAGATTTGGAGTGGTTAGATTTTGTATCTTATGACCCGCGCCTTAAGAATTGCAAGTTGCACGTTCACCGAGTATTCCGTGATGATATGATGCACGAGATAACTGAGGCGCTTGATGCCTACCTTAAGTTCTACGATAAGCTAAAGAAGTACGAAGATGGCATACTCGGAGAATGATTTAAAAGCCCTGTGTTGGGAAGAGGCCAAGGTCTACTTCAGCGCAATGGATCGTAGCCACATCTCAAGAATGATTGAACACGCCGTAAGGAAACAATATGCAGATACCGAAGAATCTTAAAGAACTCAGTGCCCTGGCCACGCAGCTAAAGGCAGAGAAGCACCCCGATGTACCGCCCTTTGCTTTGGTAAAGAAGCGCTTCAAGGATACCACCGCCAATGAACTTACAAAGACTATCATTTGGGATATGTACCACATCCGCGAGGGTGTAGCCTACCGCATCAACAATGGGGCGGTCTATGATGTAAAGCGTAAGGTGTACCGCGCGGGAGTACAAAAGAAAGGCGTGCCCGATATCATTGGCATCATCAATGGCCGATTCATAGGTATAGAGGTGAAGATTGGTAAAGACCGCCAAAGCGCTGACCAAAAACTTATAGAAAAGGAAATCAATGCCGCTGGCGGTGTGTATTTTATAGCCAAATCGTACGATGACTACCTAAGCAAAATCAATGAATTCACACATAACTGATGGGGCAATATCTGAACTGCAAGTAGCTGCTCTATTATTAGAGCACGGCTGGGCCGTGGCGTTTCCCTTTACACATCAAAACCCTTACGATCTTATCATCTACAAAGATGGTAAGGTAAGGACGGTGCAAGTGAAAAGCGGAACATTTGCCGACAACCAGCACACGGTGATTAAAGCCGATTTCAACAACTATGCTGAGGTCGACTACATTGTACTGCACGATAGGGTACAGCATCAGTTTTACATCTTCAGCAAGGGGGAGCTGAACAACCGCCGCACCATAACAATGAACCCCAAGAGACACACACAACAGCTCAACAACTGGAAACGAATTAAATGAATACGACAACAATAGCTAAGAAATACCTTGCGCACGGCTTTAGCCCCATCCCACTTATTGATGGGGAGAAGCGCCCAAGCATAAGGAATTGGCAGCAGTATGGTGAGGAGCCTATGGGACTCCAAGAAGCCGAGCGCCTCTTCCAAAATACGGGGAGCATAGGTTTAGTGATGGGCTTCGATGGCATCCAATGCCTTGATATCGATGCCAAGCACTTTAGAGGTAAGGAGTATGAGGTCTTCTGCGAGAGGCTAGAAGAGGAATCTCCTGGCCTTAAGGATAAGATGATTATACAAACCACGCGCAGCGGTGGCTTCCATTGGATATTTAAATGCGATGAGATAGCGGGCAATCAAAAGTTCGCTCGGAATATAGATGGTGAGGTGACTTTTGAAACGAGAGGCCGAGGTGGTCAAATCGTTACCTACCCAAGCAAAGGGTACAAGATACTCGGGAAGATAACCAACGTTAAGCGAATCAGCCCCGTGGAGCGCGACGTTATCTTCCGAGTAGCCCGTACAATGGATGAGATGCAAAAGGAAGTGGTTGTCGAAAGCAAGCGCATCGGTGATATTGAAACGCAAGACCAAACGCCGTGGGGTGAGTTTAGAGCAACACACACGGCCCTTGATATCTTACAGCGCTACGGCTGGAGCATAGTAGGGGAGAGCAGCAAGTACATCTATCTGCTGCGCCCAGGATCAACGGACAGCAAAACGAGTGGCGTGATATTTAAAGACACCGAGCTGTTTTGGCCGTGGACAACAAGCAGCGCCTTTGAGGCTGAGATGCCATACGATGGATTCCAATGCTATACCTTATTAGAACACGGCGGTAGCTTTGATGATGCCATCAAGGATATCAGAGAACAAGGCTATGGCAAGCGCTATGAGTTAAGTGCACCGAATGACTTTAATATAGATTTAGATGATGAAGAAGTACAGGAAGAGATGGGCCAGCTATTGGCAAAGCTACGCGTTGACTCTACTATTGAGGTATCCCAACCTCCTAAAGCTCTCGAGATGGTTTTTGGTCAAAATAGCTACATCATCGGCTCCTTTGGAAACTTTAGCCTCGTTCAAGGAAAAGCGAAGAGCCGCAAGAGCTTCTTCCTATCAGCACTCGCAGCGGCAGCATCATCGGACTCAATGGTATGCGAACACCTCCGAGGGTACATCTACCCGCGTAAGGTCATATATATTGACACCGAGCAAGGAGACTTCCACGCCGCTAAGGCGAAGAAGAGGGTGCACGAGATGGCTGGACTGCAAGGCAACCTCAACTACGACCATATCGAGTACATCAAGCTCCGCAGCTTGGATACAAACGCGCTCCGACTCGCTGCAATAGATTACATCTTTAGAACGGAGGAGAACATCGGGTATATGGTCATCGATGGTATTGCTGATGTAGCCTCTAAGGGTGTGAATGATGAGGAGGAAGCCACAGCAATAGCCTCTAAGCTACTTAAATGGACAGCAGAATACAACTGCCATATCACCGTCGTGCTGCACGAGAACAAGAACGATAGAAATGCTAAGGGCCACCTTGGGCAGTATATCGTTCAGAAGAGCGAATCCACTTTTAGCGCTAAGAAGAGTGAGCACAATAGAGACATCACTGAGATCACACCCGAGTACACAAGGAACATAGAACCGCCAGCGATTGAGATGAGTATTGGTGGCTTTGATCTTGTTGAGTTCTCAGAGGTTGAGGTTGATGAGTTCTACAACAAAACACGCGTTTGGACTGATGAGGATAAGCACCGCATTGCCGCCAAGATATTAGGTAAGAGCAAAGGCGATGCTGCTACCTTCATACGCGATACGGAGGACTGCAAGCGCAAGGATGCTGAGAAGGTTTTGGCATTGATGGAAGAAAATAGTATAATACATTGGGATGGTAAGCGCCCCAAGATTGTAGCGCTTGGCCCTAAAGATGGTGAAGAGCCTATTGATTTATGATAACGGTAAACAGCTTGAGCGGAGGTAAGACCTCAGCATATATTGCAGCGCACTACCCAGCGGACTATGATGTATTCTCTTTGGTGCGTATTGAAGATGAGAACTGCAAGTTCCCCGATGAGAAGATACGCAAGGAGGTTGAGGATAGAATCCAAGCGCCATTCATTGGTACAGCAGAAGATGATACCATCATCTACACTATGCTCGACCTTGAGCAGTACATCGGCAGAGAAATAACTTGGGTTACAGGTAAGACCTTTGACCAAATAACAACAAGAAAAGACAAGGTCTACCTTCCTAATAAGGTGCAACGCTTCTGCACCGTCGAGATGAAGATTGAACCTATGTTCTATTGGTGGGCAGAAAACGTTGGCGAGCCAATAGAAACAAGAATAGGTTTTAGAGCTAATGAGATGCGCAGAGCAAAGAATATGCTTGAGCGCTGCAATGAAGATGGCCTCAGTGTATTTAAAGCAACCTTTGAGAAGCATAAGAGCGGAAGAAACAAATGGGAAGATGTGCCCTACCAAAAGCCCGTGTTTCCTTTAATAGATAGCGGTATCTTTAAAGACAACGTTGAGCAGTATTGGATCGATAAGCCCGTGCGCTTTGCTTGGATGAACAACTGCGTTGGATGCTTTCACAAGCAACCGCTCCTACTAAAGAAGATGTGGGAGAAGCACCCAAACAAATTGGAGTGGTTTGCAAAGAGAGAGCGCGACAGCATCAATGGCGCAACCTGGCGCTCTGATGTTACCTATGATGAGGTGAAGTCTTGGAACAGCCAATTCGACCTCTTTGATGATGATTTTAATGAATGCGACAGCGGATACTGCGGAATATGATAGACCTAAAGACACGCAATAAGATAGCACAGCTCATTGTAGATATGCACATAGGTGAGAAGAAGCCTGTGCGTAAGCAAGAGATGCTTCCATTAATTAAGGAGGTAAACGATACGGCAATCATCGGCCACGCCATTCGCTTTGTAAAGAATGACAGCACAGGTGAGGTCACACACATTAAGAAATATAGAAAAACCGCCATAGAAAAAAGAATAGAGAATGAAACGTGAATGCATCAAGTGTAAGAAAGAGCACCCCATTGAGGACTTCTACCCATTAGAGAGAGGTAGAGATGGCAGAAGAGCACGCTGCAAGCATTGTGAGAAAGAGTACCGCGATGCTAATAAGAAGCCTGTGATGCCCCGCGATGGTCAACCCTTTCAGCTTGATACCAACACGGTACACAACCATTTCTACATCCACTTTGGATTCACTGAGTACCGCTACAACCCAACCGAATGGAGTGAGCGCGCTAAGTACATCATAGATAAAACAATAACAACAACAACTAAAAACAACAAGCTATGACATTTCCCGACAGCTACCTTGATGACGGTAACCCGTGGACTACGGACAGCGAATGCTGCGCAGAGTGCGGCAAAGAAACTGAGAACTATGCACTGATTGATTCAGAACCAGTGTGCCAAGACTGCGAGCATAGTGTCTATTAAGATCAATCAACTCGACCTCTTTAGTGGTATCGGAGGATTCCACCTTGGCTTTGAACGTGCTGGCTATGAGGTTACGAGTTACTTCTCGGAAATAGATAAGCACGCAGTAGCAGTATATCAACACAAATTTAAAGATGCAACCTATGTCGGATCAGTTACTGATGTTCGAGGAGCAGACCTCCCCAACATCGACCTCATCACTTTCGGTTCTCCTTGTCAAGACTTTAGCCTCGCTGGAAAGCGTAAAGGGATGGACGGAGAACGAAGTAGCCTTATCCTTGAAGCAATACGCCTTATCACCGAATGCCAACCAAGAGCTTTTGTGTGGGAGAATGTTAAGGGAACATTCAGCTCAAACGATGGCGAAGATTTTGCGGCAATCCTCCAAGCCTTTAGCAACATTGGGGGCTATAGACTTGAATGGCAACTGCTTAATACAGCGTGGTTTCTACCACAAAACCGAGAGCGCATCTACCTTGTCGGATATTCTACAACCCCCACAGGAGATTGGGGAGGAGTTTTTCCTGTCGGAGAATGCCGTGGAAAGAATAATAGTGACACAAGAAGCGAGCACCAAACCGCTAACACCCTCACAACAAGATACTTCGCAAGCACATCTCAAGGATCGTACATTGGTGAGTGTGACGAAGTTCTCAAAATAAAAAGCGCCAACAAGAAAGGATACCAAGAGGCTGAAGATGGTGATGCAATACGGTTGTACCAACCCAACAGCGAAACGCAAAGAGGAAGAGTAGGTAAAGGTGTAGCGCATACCTTAGAGACTACTAGGCAGCAAGGTGTGGTGCAGCCTTACTATGAAGACATAGAAATAGGAGATATTCGATACGATGAAGGAGGCTTTAGGCCTCGTAAAAATGGAATAGCGCCAGCTTTAGTAGGGAGTAATGATAAGAGCGGAACGCCTAACTGCTCAATCCTTAAAAACAATAGTACCTACCGCATCCGTAGGCTTACACCTATAGAGTGTGAGAGGCTCCAAGGCTTCCCCGATAACCATACCGAGTACGGCATCTATGATGGTGAGGTGAAGAAGATGAGTAACACCCAGCGCTATAAGCAATGCGGTAACGCAGTTACCGTTGATGTAGTCAAGGCAGTAGCACAGCAACTAATACCTATCTACAATGCCTAACTCACCGAAAAGAAAGCAGCGCCCTTGGCTCCAAGGCAGTCAACAGCACAGCCAGGATCGTAAGGAGCGCAACAAGTTCTACAACACTACAAGGTGGCGTAAGCTGCGTGCTATGTTCATCAAAGAGCAGCCACTATGTATTGAGTGCAATGGTATCGGTGAGGTGGTTGACCACATCACACCCATTAGATTAGGAGGTGATGAGTTGAGCTGGGACAATCTACAAACGATGTGCCATAGATGCCACAACGTTAAGAGTGGAAAGGAGGCACACCTATGAACGAGGAGAAGCTGTTTAACTACATCAAGGCTAAGTACATTGATGACCTACAACCAACGCAAGGGTACTGCTCCTTCGATGGGTACAGCATCAAATACCAAGCGCTCGTAGAGCTGAAGTGTAGAGCCAAGCACTATGATGATATGATGATAGAGCAGCAGAAGTACAAGGCGCTGATGCGTGAGGCAGATACCTTTGGCTTTGTTGTGTATTATGTTTGCTCTACACCTAAAGGTATATACTGCTGGAGCCTGTTAACTATTAAAGCTCCAGTGTGGTACGAGAATGAGACAATGCCAAAGAGTACAGCGTTCGATGACAAGAGTGTAACCTCCAAGGCAGTAGGATACTTAGGTATCGACAGCTCAACAAGATTATAGGAGGGGGGTTGTAAATGTCTGAGTACAACACACTTACA